GGAAATATTCATGGAATATTTACCTTAGACACAAATCTTCTGGAAATCATTATTAAAGACGACCAGAAAACGGAAATGGTCAGGTACATTGTTTAAGTCTGTGGAGGTAGGAAATGTACAGTGATTACATACCGGACAGTCTCGATATGCTCGAAGAGTACGAGAGGGACAGAGAACGCCGCCACAGATTATATGAGAAACAAGCCAGACGTGAAGAGATGGCAGATATTGAATCAGAGGAAGAGAGGATAAAAGAAAGATGGAAGAAATCAGAGTAAATGTTGAGCAGAAAAATGGTGTTATTGGTTTTAATTTTGAGGAGATTAAGGAAAAACTTAATTCCGAGCTGGAAATTTATAAAAATATGATTTTCACGGAGGAATCCAAGACAGAAGCCAAAAAAACAATTGCAAGTCTTAGAAAACTGAAAAAATCAGTTAACGATAAAAAGCTGGAAGTGAAGAAATCTTTTATGATTCCTTACACCAATTTTGAAGCGCAGGTAAAGGAACTGGACAATCTGATTGATGAACCAATCAACTTTATTAATAACCAGGTGGAAGAATTTGAGCGCAAGCGTGTGGAAGAAAAGAAAGCGCTGATTTCTGAAATTTATACGGAGATCATGGCAGAGCATGAGGAAGCGAGCGGATATCTTCCTTTACAGAGAATTTATGACAGCAAGTGGGAGAATGCCACTACTACAAAGAAAGCAATTACAGAAGCCATTGCAGAGCGAGTGGATCATGTAGAAAAAGATCTCGGTATTATCCGTAGCATGGGATTAGAGTTTGAGGATAAGTGGATTGAGAAATACAAGGCAACCTTAGAATTATCAGATGCTATTGAGGTCATGAATCAGTATCAGAAACAGAAAGAAGAGATTTTGCGCAGACAGGAAGAGGAAGCAAAAAGAAAAGCCGAAGAGGAAGCACGTAAGGCATCAGAGGTTAGTTCTGCTATTGATACTCCGGTGCAGGAATTACCAGTTGCACAGACTGTACCGGAAGAAAAAATTATTGAGCCGAAGCCGGTTAATGATTCAATTGTTTATGAGATTATTGCTGATCCGTTCCAGATCGTGCAGTTGGAAGCACAGATGCGCAGCTTAGAAATTAAGTATAGGAGAGTACGATAATGGCAGAGACAGCAAAACAGATGAACATATACCAGGCAATATCAAAGTGCATGGAAGAAATCGGTGCGGTTGGAAAAAATGATTTGAATAAGTCGCAGGGGTTTAAATACCGCGGAATTGATGCGGTGATGAATGCAATCAATCCGGCATTGGTCAACAATCATATATTTATCGTTCCAGAGGTCTTAGAACAGACCAGAGAAGAAAGAAAATCCATAAAAGGTGCAGCGCTGATCTATTCCGTCTGCAAGATTAAATATACCTTTTATGCGGAAGATGGAAGCAGTATCGCGGCGGTAACAATCGGTGAGGGCATGGATTCTGGAGATAAGGCTACGAATAAAGCAATGGCGATCGCTTTTAAATATGCTTGTTTTCAAGTGTTCTGTATTCCTACCGAAGAGATGCAGGATCCAGATTCAGAAAGCCATACTGTAGAACCTAAAAATGATTTTGTTCCAGCAACCGTAGAACAGCTTAGGACAATGACAGATTTTGTAAGCGCGTATTCTGATATGTGTGAGAATGCTACATCCAATGATATCTGGAAAACGCTGAAAGAAAAATATCATTTTGAAAAGACTTCAGATCTATCAAGTGAAATGGCTGCTAAGATCATTGAACAGGTTAAGTGCTGGTATAAGAAAAAGAAAGAAGAGTAGCTTATGGAGACTACTGGAAAGCTTACCGGAGCGAGCCGTACATTCAATGGACAAGGCATCATCCTTACATTTGAGGTTGACGCATCAGCAGCAAAGCAGATTGAGCATTTAAAACCGGATGATTTATTGCAGATTAAGGCAGTTAAGTATCGTCAGAAAAGAAGTCTTGATGCTAATGCTTATGCATGGGTGCTCATGACAAAGATTGCCAATAGCAAAGACATCTATTCCAGCAAGGATGAAGTCTATGAGGAAATGTTGCAGAAATACGGAGCGTTCTATGAAGATGAAGACGGATATATCACGATTACAGTAAAAAAATCAGTTGACATGTCAAAGGTTGATGGTCATTGGAAATATATTAAAGACAATGGGAAATTTGCTTCGTATCTGATGATCAAAGGATCTAGCGAATACGATACTGTCGAAATGAGCCACTTTATAGACCGGATTGTTGAAGAAGCAAAGGAACTTGGCATTGAGACAGCTACACCGGATGAATTGGAACGTATGAAGCAGGAGTGGGGAACATGAGTAAAAAGCTTTGGAGCGTGTTCACGGATGATATGGATCACTGTTATTTTACTGGAGCATACCCAGTGGAAAGACATCATATCTTTGGAAGTTCAAACCGTAAAAACAGTGAAAAGTATGGTTTTGTTATTCCACTCAGACCGGATCTGCATCCTAACGGAGCGCAGAGAGGCGCCAATGCAAAAGAAATTGATTTTAAATTAAAAACTATGGCGCAGGAATATTTTGAATCTCATTACGGTACTAGAGAAGAGTTCAGAAGTATTTTTGGAAAGTCGTGGTTATAGGGTTGGAACACCTTGCCGTCCGGCAGAAAGAAACCTATTCATGCAGAAAATGATATATCACGAATTATTGGAAGCTGGTTATTATCTCCGGGGTTAGTCCCGGAGAAGAAAGGGGATTAATGAATACGATCAACGATATTCCCTATGGACACAAAGAGCCAATGGCTAGAATGTCAAACCCGGTAAAAGACAGAAAGTTTCGAAAAATGGTCGAGAGTGCGAACAACGAAGGTGACTGCATCATTAACGTTGGCAATGGTTATTACAGACCAGTCCCCGGTGATCCGGTGGATGAGAAAGAACTTCAAGAATATCTTGCAAAAGATTTACATAGAGCGAGAGCGGTTCTAAAGAAGCGGCTCTCGATGAAAATGACATTTGAAAGGTGGCGTGAGATTGGAATACTTACTAATCATTCCAGGGAGACTGGATAATCTGAATGATTTCATCCGTGCGGATAAGGCAAGCAGATATAAAGGCGGAGAGATGAAAAAGCAGAATGAAGCTATTGTTTCTGTGTACATCAGAAAGTGCCTGAGAGACGTAAATATCAATAAAAAAGTATTTATGGAATATCTGTGGGTGGAAAAGAATAAAAGGCGTGATTTGGACAATATATCGTCATTCGGCAGAAAAGTGATCCAGGATGCATTAGTTAACTGCCATGTATTAAAAAATGATGGCTGGGAGCAGATCTGTGGATTCTCTGATGAATTTCGTATAGATGCTGAAAATCCACGGATTGAAGTTCGGATTCGGGAGGTGGAAACTTGAACTATTTAGCTGAGATAAAAGCATTTTACGACAGGCTCGAACTAAACCCGCAGCCCAACACTGCAATCGCCTTATGGCATGCGTTAATGTCCATAGCGAATAAAGCAGGGTGGCCAGATACGTTTACGGTAGCCTCGTCAGTCCTTGGACTTCGGTCTGGATTAAATGCATCAGCATTAAAGAGAGCGAGAAACAAACTTGCTACAGATGGGTTCATCGAATGGAAATCGCGCGGTGGTAATCTTGCGGCACAATATAAAATAAATAGTCTTGTGGTTCAAAATTACAGTAAAAATGAACCACAAGATGAACCACAAAGTGAACTGCAAATTGCACCACAGTTTGAACCACAAAGTGAACCTATTAATAAACAAAGACATAAACATAAACAAAATACACCCCCTATATCCCCCGTGGAACGGTATGCAGAGTTTGCCGCGGTCTATCCGAAACGGTGCACTGGCTGTCTTGTTGAAACTGAATACTGCAATGCGGTACTGGATGGTGTACCGGAAGATGATCTGGTATTGGCCGCACAGAATTATGCAGATATATGCAGACGGGAGAAAACAGCAGAGCGGTATATTAAAAAGCCGGAGAACTTTTTACGAGAAAACTTGTTTATGCAGTACCTGAAAGGAGAGAACGATGGATCAGTTGGAAGAGATACTGGAACGCATGAAAAATCACTCAACGAACTTATGCAGGAATGCGGAGACACCGGAGACTTCCAAGGATTCTGATGTGTGTCCAATTTGCGAAGGTCGGGAGTGGATCTTGAAAATAAAAGACGGAGTTGAAATAGCAGTACCGTGTAAGTGCCGTGAGAAAGCGGTCATGTCAAGGCGGTTGCGATTCGCAGATATACCGGAGGCATTCCGTGGGATGGATCTGAGATCGTTTCGAATGGATGTGTACAGGAAGCAGGAAAGTAAAAAGATGGTGTCAGATGCCTGTAAAATCATAAAAACCTATCTGGATGATTTTGAGAGCCAGAAGGAAAGAGGCATGGGACTGTATATCTGGTCAAGGACAAAGGGAAGCGGTAAGACGAGGATCGCTGCCGGGATTGCAAATGAGCTGATGAAAAACTATGCAGTGAAGTTTGCAGTGTCACTGACCATCCTGCAAGAGATTAAGAATACATGGCGGAGAGATACAGAATACAGTGAGAACCAGCTTTTAGACGCACTTTACACCACAGACATTCTTGTAATTGATGATTTCGGAGTGGAGAGACCAGCGGACTGGATAAATGACAAAATGTATCAGATCATCAATGAGCGGTACATAAACCAGAAGGTAACGATTTTCACGAGTAATGATCCGCTGGACAAGCTATCCTACGATGACCGGATCACGAACCGGATCAAGGAGCGGACATATCAGATCGCATTTCCAGAAGAATCAGTCCGGGATCATATAGCAGAGCGGATGCAGGAGGAAATCATTGAAAAAGTGATAGCGAGTGGAAATATAAAATAAAAAATTAAAAGGAAGGTGGACAAATGCATAGCGTACAGCAGAGAAAAAGGGTGATTCCATTGAGTGTTTATAAGCAGGAATTAGCAAAATGCCAGTTAGGAGATAATATTGCGAATCACATGGGATATATTTTTACAGCCATTTTGTATGACAAGTTTGATATGACGTTTAAGCAGGTCACGAATTTTTATAGCAAAACCGTTGAGCGTCGGAAATCTTGGCAGGACGATGATGACGAAGCGGTAACGAGCGAGAGCATGATGGCATATTGCCGTAAAAAGAAAATTGATGTGGTCAAGTGGGTAAAATCAATACCAATGTCACAAAAATTGTATATGGCAGATATAAAAAATGGACGGGCAGTGCTTGGCGCAGACCGGAATATCGAGAGTGCGCTTGCCTCCACAATGTATCTGACAATTCCGACATTAAAAGATTCTTACCGTTTCTCAAATGCCAAAATTGAGGAATTTATGAATTGGGTTGCCTATTACATTGATTCCTATTGGCGCAAGCAGCCAAAGAGTAAGGAACACTATCTGACGGATGAGATTATTCGGAATCAGTTTATTGAGGATGAAAATTGGGATATTGTAACAGGAAAAGCGGCGAAATAAGGATTATTAACATGGGAGAAATGACAAAGACAAGCATAAAATACTGCCGGAAATGTAAATACGCATACAAGCACAACCAGACAGAGATCATGTGTGGATATTATTTACAGACCAGATTAAGGCGTGGTTGCCCGGTAGGAATGTGCGATAAGTTTGAAAAGAAAGGCAGAAAGAGAAAGGTGAAGTTGAAATGACAGATGAAACCAAGAATGAGATAGAAGCGGTACTGATGTTGTTAAAAAATACACTGATAAAAAATGGTGTGAGCATAGCACTTGCAGGAAGTGACGATACCGGAAAAGACGATGGATGCATTATGTTTTTTGATACCGCAGAGTATTGTCGCACCGGGAAATTTAAAGGGATATCTGTTAAAACAATGGATTTAGTGAGGTAGAAATATGATTTTTTTAAATTCAGTAGAATTGATGAGTTTTTTAAATGACGTGTTATATGACAAACTCAGAGAAAAACCGCCAGAAGATATAAGAGTAGAGATCGCTACATATGGTTTATCATTTTCTGACAAAAAATTTAAAAATTGTTTAGGAGAGCTTAAAACGCGAGAATCTATGGTATTGAATTTTCTGAACACCTTAATGGATACCAATACAGATATGGTTGTAGGAATGCCGCCGATGAAAAAATATAACAATTCATATTATGGAGAGACGGCGATCGACAGGAGAAAAAGATTAGAAGAAATGGAAGATATCATGGGAAATTATCGTATAAATGTCTATCCAGTAGAAGAGTCGCATTTTAAATTTTACAGGATCGATGATATCTATATTACCGGAGGAATCAATTTGACGGATTCGACTTGGAACGATGCCGCTGTTTTGATCGAAAAAGAGAGGGACAAGGAACAATTAGAGTGGTATTTTCAGCAGATTTTAGACAGAGCCAAGGCTGAATGTAGAAAGAGAGGGATAGCATGGAGCGCATAGAAGAAATGATACAGAACCTTGAACTGCTAAGAATGCATTTTGGCGATATCACAAAAACTTGTATGGCAAATGGAATCATAGATAGCACCATAAAAGCAATTGAAAAACTTGCTACCTATAAAAATGCCGAGAAACAGGGATTACTTCTGCGGCTGCCAATCAGTGAAGATGCACCAGTGTATTCCATCGAGTATTGTTGCGGAAAAAACAAAAGTAATCGGTCTGGAATGTGTTTTAGAGGATTTTGCGAGAATTGTAGTGATAAGGCGTACTACATACGTGAAAGCGTAGCTAAACACTGCAGCATTTGCGAAATTAATAAATCGGTATTCTTTACTCGTGAGGAAGCCGAAGCCAAGCTGAAAGAAATGGAGGAAAAGGATGGAAGATAGATATTTATTCCGCGGAAAGTGCATTGATGACGGAGAATGGATGTCTGGTAGTTATTATGAACTTGCAGGAAGACCGCTTATTTTTAAACCGGTTTTCGCAAGTAAAAAAGCTGTTTATGAGATAGACCCATCAACTATTTGCCAGTGCACAGGACTTAATGATAAAAGCGGCAGACGGATTTTTGAGAATGACATTCTTTCAGGGCATATCGACGTTGAGTTTCCAGAAGATGAGACGAGAAAACGTGTCGTGTGGCATGAAAACGGATGGTGTACGAATGAGCCGGGCTGTGATTACTACGAGGAACTGGATGATTTTGATTCAGAGAATTTTGAAGTGATCGGCAACATGATTGACAGCCCAGAGCTGTTGGAGGTGTAGATATGACGGAGAATGAAGCAATTAAAGAACTTGAGACTTCTATTGATTTAGCCAAAATGTGTACACAGAATTACGAGAGAAAAAGAGAAATCCAAGGTTACGAGATGGCAATCAATGCACTGGAAGAGGTACAGCAGTACCGCACAATCGGCACACCGGAAGAATGCCGGAAATCAGTGGAAATCTGTAAATCTATGATAGAGAGAAACATCACACCGGAGGACATGGAAGAATACATGAAATTCGAGGATGAGTGCATAAGTGAAGGATTTACACTTAAAAGCTTGTTAGAAGCCGGAGAGAAGCAAAAAGCGAAGAGACCGGATTACGAGGGAGACGGATACTCGGACGGACATCTTGTATACGATACATGGATTTGCCCTTGTTGTGGCAAGCATTACGAAGTTGACTATGACGATTATGATTTTTGCCCGGCATGTGGACAGTGCATAGATTGGAGTGATGAAGAATGAGTGAAAAATTGAAGCCATGTCCGTTCTGCGGTGGAAAAGCAATGTTCTTAACCATTACAAATAAGTCATCACATTCGGCTGTTGGTGTAATGTTCAAAATCAAATGTATGAAATGCGGAACGGAACTTCCAAAAAGCTATGAATGTGAGATGTATATGGATCAGGACGGAGACATCAGAACAGGGAAAGACGAGCGAACGAAAGCAACTACAGATTGGAACAGGAGGGCGAACGATGAGATTGATTGATGCTGATGAATTAGAAGGACATATAAAAATTTTAGGAATTTGGGATGAGGTAGAAAATAAAGATGTATTTACTAATGATATTAAAGATGCAATTTTAAAATTAATAGATGCGCAACCGACCGCCTACGACCCGGACAAGGTCGTGGAACAGTTGGAAGAAGTTGAAAAAATAATGACATCACCAGTGAACAAAGATTGTTTTGGAGAAGAGTGTAAAGCATCGGACTGCATGGTATGCCTTATTAGTAAAGCAATCGAGATTGTGAAAGGCGGTGGAGTAGATGGCAATTAAACCGATTTTATTCAACACGGAAATGGTTCGGGCAATTCTGGACGGACGGAAGACTTGCACTCGTCGGCTGGTAAGATTTTTACCGGGAGAAAATCCACAGTGGACTGGATATATTAGAGATGGACTGATGCTCTACAATGGCAGGAATGAGCCTTGTATCATAAAAGTACCATATCAGCCGGGTGATACCCTGTATGTTCGAGAAACATGGTGCGGACTTCCAGTCAATGAAGCAGGTCATATGCGTGGTCATACCATCTATTATTACAAAGCTGATGGAGAACTTCGACCTAAAGGTTGGAGAGGCACTTGGCATCCGTCAATCCACATGCCGAAAGAAGCGGCACGTATCTGGCTTAAGGTTACGGATGTGAGGGTGGAGCGGTTGCAGGAAATCACATCGGAGCAGATTTGCAGAGAGGGTGTAGAGGTGGAATATCCTCATGTGTTGAATGGAGAAGAAAAAAGATATGCGTTTTCGACTCTTTGGAACAGCACCATCAAGAAATCAAACCTCAATCGCTACGGTTGGGATGCTAATCCGTGGGTTTGGGTGATTGAGTTTGAGCGGTGTGAGAAACCGGAAGGAGTGTGAATATGCCTAAAGCAATATTGATAATGGACAATATGCCGGAATGCTGTGCTGATTGTCCTTGTAGCTTTTTCGAAAGAGATAATCCAATATTAAATTTAATATGTGGTGTGACACAAGAAGATGCATATAACGTTGGAAAGCCAGATTGGTGTCCGCTCCGGGAACTGCCGGAGAAAGCAAATCATCCTGCTTATTGTGATAATGGAAGATTTGATAAAGGCTGGAATGCCTGCTTAGATGAAATTTTGAAGTAAATCGAAAGGAGTGAGAGGTTTGCTGGCCAGCGTGAAAGAGCTCTTTACTCCGAGAAAAAAATGGAATCAGTAAAAGAAAGAATGGAGCGGATCGGAGCATATGAGAAGATTGCATCATTTATGCAGAAAGAAAAGCAGCCATATGAATATAAAAGAAAATATGCACAGATCAGAGCAGAAGAGTTCGCAAATGAATGTGATGGAAGATTGCTCAACTACCATGTTTCTGTCGGTGGACTTGACAGTATAATCTTATACCTGTTTTTACATGAGGTATGCGGAATTGATGCACCCGGAGTCAGTGCATCTACACTGGAAGACAAGAGTATACAGAGAGTACATAAAGCTCTTGGAATTATCAATGTGCCACCGCTGAAAAGGGATGATGGTACTTATTGGACGAAACCAAAGGTCATACAGGAATTTGGATTTCCGGTCATTTCAAAGGAAGTGGCTGCCAAGATAGAATTGTTACAAAATCCGTCAGAGAAAAATAAAACTGTCCGCCATGCGATTATTACTGGGGAGACTGGAGAATATGGCGGATGGCAGAAAAACTCTAAAATGCAGCTAAAACAGAGATGGTTAAAGCTGTTCGGTGGATATGAAAACGAAAATGAAGGGTGTGATTATCAGAAGCCAGATTTTCTCGTATCGTCCAAGTGTTGTTATTACCTTAAAGAGAAAAACTGTGATGACTGGGGAAAAGAGCATAACAGTGTGCCGTATCTGGGACTGATGGCATCCGAAGGTGGCAGGCGTGCCAAGAGCTTGCGGATGAACGGATGTAATTATTTTGGAGCATCCACGATCAGATCAGCACCATTCGCAATCTTTCATAGACAGGATATTTTAAAACTTGCCCTGGAAATGGATGAATTGTGGAAAGCCCGACTGAAAGAAAAATATCACGAGAAACTTCTGAGAGAAGGAAGATTACTTAAAAGTTTTGAAATGCCAGACAGCATTATCCCGGAGATCTACGGAACGATTGAGAAAAAGCCAGATGGGACGCTTTACACAACTAAGGCACAACGTACCGGATGCAGTATGTGTGGGTTTGGAATCCACATGGAAAAGAGACCACATCGGTTTGATCTGTTGTATGAGAGCAATCCGAAAGAGTGGGATTATCTGATGTTTCACATGTGCAAGGATGCAAATGGTAATGACTATGGATGGGCGAAAGTTCTTGATTACATTGGAGTTGGCTGGGATCCATCCACAATCAGTGGAAATTGCAAAGGACAGATGAGTCTTGAGGACTTTCCTGAGGTGATGCCATGAAAGAAGAAACGCCAGAGAAAATAGTAAAATCATATTGCCAGCATATCCGTGAAGAAATAGCGCAATGGAAGGACATAAACCAGAATGGATGTAATGATCCGTTCTGGTCCGATGGCTGCAACATGAATCTGACACGGAATCATATCATTTATTATCAAAGTCTGATTGCGGAAATCTGTACCGAAAATCAGTTGCAGTTACCGGTAGAATACTATTTGTCAGTTCCGCCGGAGGTTGATAATTATTATATGGCAAATCTCAAACAGAAAGAAAGAGTTAAGCGTATATTTTGCCAGCGAGAGATGCCAGAAAGAAAAAGATATATTTATGACGAGCAACAAATGAGTTTGTTTTAAAGGAGAAAAAACATGGAAAAATTCTATATTGTTACGAATGAAGATTTTTTAAATGAAATTAAAGATTACAACGTCCATGACGAAGAAAGACGAAAATTGATAAATGAATTTTTTGACGAAAAAGGAATTGCAGGACATGCATATCATATCGGCGGAAATGGATTTTGCAATAGACCATTTGAAGATTTCGAAAAACACAATATCCGTCTTTACGTTGAGGATTGTGAAGAAAATAATGCAAAGTTCGGTAAGGAATTATTAAAACCTGTCAATATATTCTGTGATTCAGATGTGATGATGCGTAGTTTCAGAGCAAACAGCAAGACATTAAAAGAGTTTCAAGAATTATGCGTTGAGAGAAAAATCATAATTAATAATCATCCAGTTAGAGAAGGAGATTATTTTAAGGAATTGCGTTACGGCGGTTATTCAGTTAGCAGATTTGAACATGACGGAAAATGCTATCTGAACGTTAAAACTAACAAGAATGGAATAACGCCAGAGAGTGATGGGTTTGCAGAAATTAAGGGAAGCGAGTATTACAAAGCACTTGAAGAATTTGAAAGTGGGAATTAAAAGGTCAGTTAAATTAGAATTTAAGTGAGGTAGAATTATGGCGCAATGGAATAAAAATACAGTACCAAAATGTAAAGATAAAACCTGTTCAGATGAAGTACTTGTGACTATTGAAACGCAGGGATGGAAAGGTGGAATTTATCGGAGAGTAGTCAAAGCAGTATATATTCCATACCACCACTGTACCGTAGAAGACATGGGATGGAATATGCCAGATGGAGTTCCAGATGATTGGGAATATATAGAAGAAAATGATAATTGGTGGATTCCACAAGGCTGGTATGAGGTATGTGATTACTCACCTGACGATTATTCATATTTTACAGTCACTGATAAGGTAATTGCATGGATGAATCTGCCAAAGGCGTATGAGCCGAGGCTCAAGCAACTAAACTGAAAGAGGGGTATGAAATGTCACGATGCATAACATATCAATCCGGTGGATTCACAAATTACGGAATCAGCTATCGGAAATACAGTCAGGAAGAATTGGAGGAAAGGAAAACTATGTGCACAATGGAACGGAAAGAGGTTGAACCAGAACAAAGTGATTGGGAAAATAAACTGAGCTATTTCCAAAATGGAAACAGCTGAAAATTAGAATTTTGTGGAGGTGCCGTATGCAAAAATATAAATGTATTAAAGAGTTTTATTTACCAAAATACGATGAAAATGAATGCCCTACAGATGAATATGCGACAATTCATGAGGGTAGCTTGTATGAGTATACAGATGGATATGTTGGCGAATCTGATATACGCCTTTACTTGGAAAACGATGATGATGACTTCGATTATATTGATATTACTTATAAAACATTGGAAGAGTATTTTAAGAGAATTGTATAAATTAAACTGAACTTTAACGGAGGTAAATGATGGAAGCAAAATATAGAGTATGGGATAAAGATAGAAAAGAATATCTATCGGCTGGCATGGTGTTTATAGGAATTCTGCCAAAAAGCAGACCGGTTAAAAGTGAAATCTATTTGGATATAATACAGGATCCGGATAGGTATAAGGAGAGATTCATTATTGAACAATGTGCAGGATTAAAGGACAAGAACGGAATCGATATATTCGAGGGAGATCTATTAAGAGCACATGGAAATCCAGCTGATATTTGCGTTGCTGAATATGGAGAATTTAATGTAATCAATGTAGAAACGCTGGAAGTTATTGATCGTGTCATTGGATGGAATACACACGTATTAAAAACAGATGCAATATCAGAATGCGAACCATTTTGTATGACAATGCCGCTCAATCAGGAATATATAAACAGATGTGAGTATGAGGTACTGGCAAAAACAATCCATGAAGTAAAAATGGAAAAAGTTAAAAACTGAACTTTAACGGAGGCATTGAAATCATGGATAAAACAACCTTGCAGTTTATAACTGTAATAAAAAACGGTGAAGTAAAACATATAGGAAAAAGCATTATCATACAGCCGGAAGTAAAGTTTGGCGGTGGCACGATAAAATGGTTTGACGACAAGCAGTTAGTGAAAAATAAAGGAGAGGAGACATGTTAAAAAGAGAATATAAAAGAAGAGAACCGACAAATGAGGAAAGAATATTTTTAAAGTCGAGAGGACTTATACCGGACAGCTGGCTAATATTGTACGAAAATAAAAGTGTATTAGTGGTTGTTAGTAGAAGGAGATCATACCGAAAAGTATTAAAAAAACCAAGAAAGAACCGGTAAAAAAATACATATCAAAGAACAATGATTAAATGAATAAAAATATAATAATGTTGCATGAATACGATAATATATTGTGTTTTTATGAACTGATATATGGTATAATGGTGTAAGAAACATAGTTGTCACGCATGGGGAGATGTTTAAAATGAGCAGAGAGGAAACGATAGAGATATGCACACGCATAGACAATTATCTGGGCGATAAAATAGCAGAATCAATTTTAAATAATATCTCATATGACAAAATGGAAGCACACTATGGGATTATGCCGATTTCTCGCACGCATTTTTACAGAAAAAAGAAAATAGCATTAATGATGCTCAACAGCCGGAGCTTGTACGAAGAAGAAAGCAATGGACAGATACGCATGATGCTTTAATTCACGCATAGAACTGCACGCATAGACACACGCATATTATTTGCACGCATAACGCACGCATGGAACGCATAGACAAGTTTTTCTCACGCATAGGATAAATATAGCACGCACGCATAAAAATGTCTGTATTGGAAAAATATGCAAGGCAGATGCTAGATATAAAAAAAATCCGCACACAAAAAACCGCCGGAAGTGATCTGGCGGTCATCCTCTGCGGCGGTTGTCTAATTTTTTAAGATCTGACGTGCTGTATTAAATACATAAAGCCTGTTGTAGCTGTAACGCTAAAATCTCCATTATTAGCGATCGTCCGCCCGGTGTTTTCATATTTTAATGATAAAACAATGAGATATTTTTCTAACAGTTCATCCGGGCATTTTAAACATTCTATAGCGTTTTGGATTTCGCTTTTCTTACTATTCCAGGCAATACCGTCAATATGCACCTGTTTTTCTTCTTCGAGCTCTTGAAATTCTTTCATAAGTTCAGTTTTTTCATAAAATCAACCATCCTTTCATTTTCCTATAGATACAGTTCCATAAGTCCCACATTTTTATTTTCAACTAAGACAACGCCTGGGCGGACAACGGAAACATAGTGTTTTACAATGTTCTCGATTCGCTCGTTGCTGTAATACGGTGCCAACTTTTGGCGTGTGTATTCTTTCGCTTCTTCAAGTGCCATCATCTTCATATAATCAACCATCCTTTCGTTTTATGCCCTGTCTCATCGGTGCAGGTGGGGCAGTTCCTACAGACCGCCGGGCGGCGGTTTCGACTTACTTTCTTGAATAAAATTCTTTCAATGCATCATTTGACCAGTTCGACATAATGTTTTCAAAATCTGCGCCATAGATAAATTGTAATGTTTCGCAGAATGTTTCATATTTAGCTTTTTCAGTGCTTTCAAAAATGCTTTTTTCAAATGAATCATTTTCCAAACAATCCATGTATAAATCTTTATAATATTCTTTACATTCACTTAAATTTTTCATTTCGTTTTCCTCGCTTTCTGTTTTCCTGTTCCTTTGTTAATATTATAATACACTAAAAACAGTGTAATATCAATATACAAATACACCAAAATAAGTGTAAAAATATCAGCAATAATTGTGTATTTTTTTGGTGTAAAATTAATTGAAATAAAAATGTCTCAGGTATATAATAAATACGAAAGAGAGGTGCGCAGATGCTTAAATATAAAATTGATGTATTAGAAACGCTGAAAGAAAGCGGATATAACACGACACGGCTAAGAAAAGAGCAGATCGTAGGAGAAAGCGCAATCCAATCATTGCGAAAAGGAGAAATGGTAGGGATTAAAACCATCGAAAAGATCTGCGATATACTGGATATGCAGCCGGGTAATATAATAAAATATGTAGAAGATACAGAAAAATAAAATACTTTAAAAATAATGTAAAAAAGCATTGACATTACACTAAAAAAGGTGTATTATAATATCAGAAACAAGGAAAACATATAATACACCGGAGGGAAAATAAGATGCTTTACATTAAAGATTGGTTTCTACAGAAAAATTTAACAGATTCACAAAGACAGCTTTTTGCAGACGGAGAGAAAGAGCAGATCGGAGAGACAGAGAAAGCAGTAAAAATTAAAGTTAAAGCTGATAATGGAGAGTTTACATTCTGGTGTCCAAAGTCCTGTTTGGCAGATAAGCCAGAGACAATAACACCGGAGCAGATGGCAGAATTTAAAAAGAACGGTGTTGAAATGATTGCAAACGGTCATAAGATCATTGTTAAAAAATCAGAAGTAAATACATATAAAATGATGGGATTTAAGATCGTAAAATAAGGAGGAGAAAAAGATGGAAGAATTAAAAAAATGTTATCAGGAATTACAGAAAATGATCGCAGAAATTGAAAACAGACATGACACAGACATCATGGATTTTATTAATCTTGATGACGAAGTGAAAGCCGAGTACATGGGCGACTGGAAAGAAAAAGACGTGCAGGGTTGGGAGTATCTGGTAAATAGAGCTAGCACAATCAGAAAAGCGTACAGGATCGTTGCGGAAGAATTGCATATCGGAGAATTTCTACCGGAAATTGACGAGTAAAAACCTAGTTCATTAATTAAAAAAGGAGATAACGGAATGACAAGAGAAAAAGAAGTTGAGCTGTTAATGAAAGACGGCGACACCAGATCAGAAGCGGAAAAGCATTTGAAAGACGGAGCCATGATTATTGAAGACTTGGAAGAGAATTTAGAAAACTATCTTGACGAATGGGGCGTTGAAGAGGAAGACCGGGAAGCATACAGAAATATGATTGAAAAAAAGATCCCGGTTGCAGACTGGGGAATCGTTGAAGATGGCGGAAAAACTTTTTATATTATGTATGTGCTTTAAAAAAGCATACAAGCGGCTTGAAATATAGCCGCTTTTTTTTATGCCTAAAAATGGAACAAAAACAATTAAAAAATATCTTATAATAAAATTATAAGTAAAATGATGGGAGGTGTGCGCCTTGGCAAATTTAAAAGGAAAAGTAAAAAAGCTTCAAACTGCAATTGTACAGCGTGGACTAATTATAAAAATAAATCAGAATCAATTCTACAGTGAAGACCAGAAGCGCATGATCACAATTTACAGAATTATTACACCAGTGTACACCTTTAAGAAAAATAGACAAGAATGGAAAACGGAAGATTATGAGATTCTCAAAACGGCATCTATCCCGGAAGTAATATTCTGTTTGATTGATATTTATAAGGCGGTGAGCGGATGAAGGGAAAACTCACACAGAAACGGAAAGCATTTGCAGACGAGTATATAAAAAATGGCGGGAATGCTACTCAAGCTGCGATATCCGCCGAATATTCTTCTAAGACAGCATATTCTCAGGGACAGCGTCTGCTGAAAAATGTTGAAGTTTTAGCATATATAGAAAATCAGATGCAGCGCATCGAGAAAGAACAGCACCGGGATATCATGTCGCTAGCAGAAATACAGGAGCGCAGAAGTAAAATTGCAAAGGGCGAAGTTGTGGACGGACTGGGATTCGCCCCGGATTTCTCAGATCAGCTTAAGGCTATGGACGGTTTGGAAAAAGCACTGACCATAGCAGAAAAGCAGAAGATCGAGCGAGAGGAAAAGGAAAAGCGAGAGAAGGCAGCACTCTGGACAATCCCGATTACAGATATAACAAGCGACTTTGTTGAAATTTACAGAACTGTACATGAAGCCTTTGCCGGAGAGATAGATGTGCATGAGATAATTTCTAAGGGCGGTCGTGGTTCTATTAAGTCCAATTTTTGGGGAAATCTTGCATATGAGACAATCAGACAAGATCCACAGGCGCATGTCGTATACACCAGAAGATTTAAAGTCGATTTAAGAAGCTCGGTGTATAATCAGTTTATGAAAACAGTAATAAGATATCAGGATCTGGATAACTGGGATTTTAAACAATCCCCAATGTGTGCGGCTTATAAACCAACCGGGCAAATGGTCATGTTTGCCGGAGCAGATAAGCCTATCAGCTTGAAGTCATTTAATGTTCCATTTGGCTACGTTAAGATGCTGATCCACGAAGAATGCGACGAGATGGCAGGAGTGGAGCAGATGGATAACATAGAAGATACATTTCTGCGAGCAGATACACCGGCGCTTGACATAAAAATCTTCAATCCTCCAAAGTCAAAAAATAACTTTATGAATGAGTACACTGAAGAATGTAAAAATAAGCCACAGACACGGATCTGTCACAGCTATTATTATAATGTCCCAGTGAAATGGTTAGGAAAACGATTCTTCGAACGTGCGGAGTGGTTTAGGATTCATAAACCATTATATTATAAAAATAACTACTTAGGAGAAGTCACTGGAACAGGCGGAGGCATCTTCGATAACTTAGAAATCCGAAAAATATCGGATGAAGAGTTAATGACATTCGATACAGTAAACCACGGCTTGGACTTCGGATATACTCACCCACAGGTTTTTAGCCAAAACTATTACGATTACGAGACGGATACTCTTTATATTTTTGGAGAAGTGTATTCTAAAAAATGTAAAAATTCTACCTTTGCCAGAAAGATAAAGAAGTTTATGAATGTAGAAATTATATGCGATTCTGCCAGACCGGACGGAATAGCAGAGATGCAGGACTGGGGTTTTAATGCGATTGGGGCAAAGAAAAGATGGGGGAGCGGAAAAGGAAGAGATTACTGCTGGGAGTGGTTGCAGCGATGTAATAAGATTGTCATTGATCCGGAGCGATGCCCGAATACAGAAAGAGAGTTTACAAAGGCAGAGCATGAGCAGCTTCCAGATGGTTCATTCTCGGATGCATACCCGACTTTAGAAGAAGACACGATCATGGCAAACATTTATGCATTGAACAGAATTATAATGACCAGCCGAAGGAATGACGGTCTTTATGATGATGTGGAAGAAGAAGACAGCGACGATTATGAGGATTAAAAAATGAATTTTTTTGAAAAAATAAGGGAGACGATCATGAAATTTTTTAGAACAGATGCTGAGAAAGAATTTAATGTCGAGTTTATTACTTCTCCGGAGATCGAGAACTCACAACAGAGATGGAACGACATAATTAATGGCAGCCCTTTTTGGGTTGATCCGAAAAAAAATGACATCAGGACGATAAATTTCGCAAAATTCCTCTGCCAGTACACAGCGAAGAAAGCATGTATGGATTTGTCAGTGAGCATAACCGGTTCTGAGAGAGCGGATTTTATTAATAAGTGCATCAGGGCAATGGTTGACACTTCTATCAGAGACAAAGTCGAAGATATGCTCGGAGTTGGTGGTATAATTTTAAAACCAAACGGTTCAATGAACCCAGACAACATGATCGATTATATTATGCCGTGGGATTTTGCAATCACAGAAAAGACCAGCAACGGAGATATCAGAGGATGCATTTTTATTAATCGACTTTTAAAAGATAAAGTGTACTACTACCGGCTTGAATACCATCATTTCACGACCTCAAAAAATAAAGAGGGCGAAGAGATGAACGTGTACGAGATCCAGAACAGAGCGTTCAAGTCAAACAGCAGTAACTCACTTGGTAAAAAGATAGAACTGCATGACGTTCCGGAGTGGTCTTCAATTGATGAAGTCGTCCATATTGCGAATATAGAAAAGCCACTGTTTGCATATTTAAAAACGCCATTCAACAACACGATTGATTACTCATCTCCTGAAGGTGTTTCGATTTTCTCGAATGCACTTATGGAGCTTAGAGATCTCGATATAGCCTGGAGTAAAAAAGGAAATGAGGTTGAGGATTCTCAACACATTACTTTCATTGATGAAAATGCGCTGACAAAACAGGGAAAAGGTGGTACACGTGTCTCAGCAGTGGAGCTTCCTCGGTTTGTTAAAGGATTGAAATTGGGGCTGGATTCAAAAAGCACGATTGATGAACACGTCCCGACCATGCTTACTTCTGACAGAATCACAGACATTAACAGCGTTCTTTCTATGATCTCGACAAAATGCGGATTTTCACAGGGGCAGTTTATCCTCGACAGAAAATCTGGAAGATTGACAGCAACACAGGTTGAAAGTGATGACAATGAAACGGTAGAGACGATTAACGATATTCGAAAATGCATAAAGACAGCATTAAAAAATCTCATTTATGCAATAAACGTATTCTGCGACCTTTACGGAATCTCTGCCGGCTATGTGGATGCACTGGATGATGATGTACCGGACGAAGATATATTTTATTTTAAAGATTTGCTTGCAAGCTTCGAACAGGACAGATCAAGAGCATATAATTTAATGATTCAAGGTATTTATTCTAAGCGTAAATACCTTAAAGAATATGAGGGATTTAATGATGATGAAGTAGATGCCATGTTTGCAGAGAGAGCACAGGAAGATGCGGAAAGGAACAGCGGTGGTCTGTTTGGAGAAGAGTAAAACAATTCAAGGAATACCGAAGCTTTCTAAAAATGGTATTTTAAAAGGTGGATATATTATCCCGGAACAGGAACCGCCGGAGATGGTTCAAGTAAAACTTCAGAAAAAGACTGCTATAGAGACGATTAAGTTTTATTTAGAAAAGTGATAGAAATGGATGCGTTAATATGAAATATAATAAAGTCATTGGAAGTTTTAATATTAAGCTTGACACTAAAAGAATAGATGAAAATTTGAGAAATGCGCAGAATGTTCTTGATGAACAGGTTGTAAATGACATGAGAAAATACACACCTATGCAGCAGGGCGATCTGAGAAATAAGACGCAGATAAAAGAACCCGGATTAATTATAGTAGATACACCCTATGCTCATTATCAGTATGTAGGGGAACTTTATTTGACGGCAGACGGTAGATCATGGGCGAATCGTGGAGAAAAGAAGTATCCGACAGGAACAGAATTAAAATATCACACACCTGGAACAGGTAAACGATGGTTTGAAACTGCAAAAGAAAATCACGGTAAGCAGTGGATAGATCTTGTTAAAAGAGAGGTTGGAAAAGGATAATGCTTAGACCGGATTATTTTTACGGAAAAACTGATAAACTGGTTGAGATGTATCAAGATCTTGAAAATTGGATTATATCAGACATTGCAACACGATTGATAAAATCCGGTGAATTGTCCGCAACAGCAGACCGGGAATTGTGGAAGCTCCAACAGATGGGACTGCATAACACAGAGATTGTAAAGAGAATAGCTGAAATGTCTGGAAAATCTAGAAATGAGGTTCGCAGATTATTAAGGGATAGTGTTATGACATCATTCTCGGATGATAAGGAAGTCTTGACGCAGATATCAGAATCATATATTATATCTCCGCTAAAAAATAACATGGCAATTCTGGCAATGAATGCAGAGTTAATAAAAACATTCGGTGAACTTGATAATTTGACAAAAACAACCATTAACCAGACACAGAAAGACTTGCTCAATATGCTGAATGAGGTTGATTATCGAGTTGCATCTGGAATGCAGTCTTACAGCAGTGCAGTCTGCGAAATTCTGGATAGATATGCTGAATCTGGTATTATGGTAGAATATCCTACTGGAACGAGGCGTTCTCTTGAAGCAGCAGTGAGGTGTTGCATCGTCACATCTATGAATCAGACCGCGGCACAAGTGACGAACATTTATATTGTGCAAAATAAAATAGAGTATGTTCTAGTATCAGCGCATCCGGGTGCCAGATATGATAAAAAGAATCCAACAGGTATTCCATCTCACGATCACTGGCAAGGCAAGGCATATAAAATAATCGGGAGCGAACCAGGATTTCCGAATCTTCTTGAAAGCACAGGTTATACCATAGACCCTAAAACCGGGACGGGAACTGTTGTAAATCTCTTAGGACTTCACGGATATAATTGCAGACATTCACATGGTCCGTGGCGAAAAGACATGGTAAATAAGTACCTTGATGAAAACGGAAATGTGAATATAAATGCAGATGAAAGCCAGAAGCTTTATGATTTGCAGCAGAAGCAGAGATTACTTGAAAGAGAAATTCGCAAAACAAAGCGTGAAATTATGACCAAGAAACAGGAACTTGATATGATTGCAGAAACAGATGTAAAAGAGATCTTGCAACCTCAATATGATAAACTGGCATATAAACTGCGAATGCAGAATAAAAGGCTTCAATCATTCTGTAAGAATAATGATCTTCAATTGCAAGGCGATAGAACGAAGGTTTCTGGATTTAGTAAAAAAGAGTCTGCGATTGCAAATGGACGGGCAACGGCTTATAAAAATAAAATCGAAAAAAATGGTACAACGAAAGTGGAATAATATGTTATTATAATAATGTGTTAACCGTATCTGATTGTAAATGCACTGAAAGAACTGGGAGAGTAATATGGCAGGATTTGTATCAAAGCAACCAAATGGATTATATTGTAGATTTTCGACTGTCACAGATTGCCCTACTGCATGGAATATGACACGAGAAGATTATATCAATATGAAAATGCAGGAAGCAAAAGAAGATGCTGAAGATGTATTGGATAATTATTTAAAGCCATTTGATATGGTGGTTGACATGTATCATCAAAATAATATGACAAAAGAAGAATTTGATAAATTCCTTGAAGAGACTGGATATGATAAGAAATCTGAATTAATCAGAGAATAACACAAACAGGATGTACAAATACATACTTTGTTATCCACCTTTCTTTAATTAATGCAGTGGAATTCAAGCGAGATAACAACTCACCGTCATAGCCGGAAACTCCCCAAATGAGGTAAAGCAAATGAAAAACATTGTTACGTGCTTTACCAAAGAAGAAAAAGAGCATATAAAAGAATTGTGTGATTTCACACCGACAGAAGAAACGCTCTTTGATTTACGGAAGAAAGAAAAGTCGCTAGAAGAATGTGCAGAAATTATGCATATTTCGACTAAGACAGCCGGACGTATTAACGTCAAAATGCAACATAAAATTCTTAAGGTAACTGGACAACATTTCACATAACTTTCTCCTCATTAAAGGCATCCGTTAAGGGTGTCTTTTTTGTGCCCTTTTAATGAGGTTTTGCTGGGGTGGTTCAATTGTGTTGTTAATAATAAAATGAAGATAGAAAGAGAGGTTTATTATGTACGAGTATCAGAGATATAACCAGTATTCTTATCCTCAATATCAACAGCCACAGCAGATTCAACAGCAATTCCCACAACAGATCATGCCGCAACAAGCTGGACTTTGTGGAAGAATGGTTAATTCTGTTGAGGAAGTCACAGCAAATGACGTTCCCATGAATGCACCATTTGCCATTTTCCCGAAAGCAGATGGATCAGAAGTTTATATAAAATCGTGGGGTGCTAATGGGCTTATTCAGACAGTTACATATAAACCGCAGTTAGACGGAAAGCAGAACGAATTACCGAAAGAAGACACGGCAACATTGTTTGCCCCGATAATGGAGCGATTAGACCAGATAGAAGCTAAAATAACTCAGTCCCAGAGGACTACCAGAGCAAAGAAAGAGAGCGATTCTGAATGAATTTAATGCAGATGATACAGTGCGGTGGAAACCCTAAGATGATATTAAGTCAAATGATGAGCAACTCTCAATTTTCAAATAATCCGATCATGAAAAACACATTCGACATGATGAACCGTGGAGACAGTAAAGGGCTGGCACAGCTTGCTAGAAATTTATGCAAAGAAAAAGGTATTAACCCAGAAGAAATCATGAGCCAGTTTAAACATTGATACTATTCTTGCAAGATTATGTATAAATAAATTTTATTAGGAGGAACAAATATGTTTAATTCATCTCCAAGTTTAGCGGACATTGCCGCCGTTACTGGTGGAAACCGTAATGATGGTGCATGGGGCGATGGTGGTTGGTGGGTTCTCATTATCCTTTTTGCCTTATTCGGTGGATGGGGCGGTTATGGATTCGGTGGTAATGGTGGTGGCGGTTATACCGCAACTGCGGCTACACAGGCTGATATCCAGAGAGGATTTGACAATTCAGCAGTCATAAGTAAGCTTGATGGCATTACAAATGGTCTTTGTGATGGCTTTTATGCAGTAAACAACGGAATGCTGACAGGATTTAACAGCATTCAGCAGGCAATTAATGCGGACACAGTAGCAGAAATGCAGAATGCAAATGCTATTCAGTCTCAGCTTGCAAATTGTTGCTGCGAAACTCGTGAAGCTATCCAGGGTGTAAACTTCAACATGGCGCAGAACACTTGCGCATTACAGAACACCATGAACAACAACACGAGAGATATTATCGACAGCCAGAATGCCGGAACAAGAGCGATACTTGACTACTTATGCCAGGATAAGATCGCAACGTTGCAGGCAGAAAATAATGATTTGAGACTTGCAGCATCACAGGATAGACAGAACGCACTTCTGACTACCGCTATGACAGCACAGACAAATCATATTATCAGTGCTGTTAATCCATCGCCAATCCCAGCATACCAGGTGCCAAACCCGAACACATACATTCCGTATGGATGTGGTTGCAATACTGGATGCGGATGTTAGACAACTGAATAATTAAAGTATCTTAATCGACAAGATTATGTCTGCATAGCAGTATTACTTAAACACAAAGGGCAGACTTCAATGTTTGCCCTTATATTTTTGAAAGAGAGGAAAATATTATGTCAGAATTTACAGCCAATGCTTTACAGACTGTCCTGCAAGGAGAAGATGTCGCATTTACTGAGACACCGGTTTGCGGAACAAAATGTATCGTTCACAGACAGGGAAGCGGAGTAGTTAAATTAAGAGGAATCACAAACCAGTGCAAAGCCAGATTTCTTGTATCTTATAGTGGAAATATCCAGATCCCAACCGGTGGAACGGTGGAAGCTATTTCTCTTGCAATCGCAATTGACGGAGAACCTTTACAGTCTACAAGAATGATTGTGACACCTGCGGCAGTAGAAAACATGTTCAATGTATCTGCACAGGTTTATGTAGATGTTCCTTGTGGATGCTGCAGCACAATAGCGGTTCAGAATACATCTGGACAGACTATCGAGGTACAGAACAGTAATTTAATCGTAGTAAGGGAGGCTTAGTATATGCATATTGAAAGAATTCATAAAATGCTTGAATGCCTTGCTGAAAAATCCTTATGTGAGATTGAAAAAGGGATTGAGAATGTCAACACAGAAGAAATGGGAGAAGTGATCGACATGATAAAGGATCTGTCAGAAGCAGAGTATTATGCCACAATTACTAAGGCAATGAACGAAGCGGACGAAGCAGATATCATGGAGAAGCTTTTAGAGTATGGGGATGACCGAAGATATTACGACCGGTATCGTTATGCTGATGGAAGATTTGCACCGAAAGGCAGAGGAAAACGAAGAGGATATGATGAACCCCCATATTATCACATGTACCCGGATGATTACGAAGATACAGAGCACATGAGAGACATGGATAAGAAAGACCTGAAAAGGATGTATACAGATACCGGAATGATGGGAGATAGATCATATCAGAGGGATTCCAGAGAGGGAAAAGCCGGTATTTCCAGACGTACTTATATGGAGACCAGAGAAAACCATCATGGCAATTCAGAAGAAGATAAAAAAGAGCGTGCAAAAGCAAGAAAAGATTACTTGCGAGATATGCAGATGGATATTACTGAAATGACATCAGATGCAGCCCCGGAAGAAAAGCAGATGTGGAGAAATGAATTACAGATGATGTTACAGAAAATCTAAGAGGTGAGCGCAGTGTTTAAAATCAATGATGTTGAATGGAATATTTTATATGTAAATCCTAATAGTGAATGCTTGATGCGTTCAGACGGAACAATTACACTTGGTGTTACAGATTGGAGCAAACGAACGGTTTATTTGTCAAATGCATTAAGCGGAAGTCTGTTAGAGAGAGTTCTATCTCATGAGTTGGTACACTGCGCTTCATTTTCATATGACTGCCAAATTCCAATAGATGTAGAGGAAATCGTAGCGGATTTTCTGTCTCTTTATGGAAAAGAAGTCGTTGGCATAGCAGATGATATCTTAAATGGGGTAATTGAAAATGGATGTTATAAAGCAGTATGAGGACTATATAGGACTTAAAAAAGAATACATTAAAAATCCTACATTGGAAAACAAAAATGCAATGATAGCCAAATTAGAAGAGTACGGAAAGTATATATACGACCAGTGCAACAGATTAAGAAAGGATTGCATTGTGGAAGAAGAAAAAGAAGTACTTAGAAGGTATTTCGGTTGGAAATAGCAAAAAGGGGTGGAGCAATCTGCCCTTTTTAAAATGGTACAAAAAGTTGTTTAAAATAGGTTAAAATATATATTGAAAAGAATATTAAAAGTACCGGACAGAAAAAGGGATTCTGTTCGCTAACCTAGAATAATTATGGGATGATGCATGGCACGTCCTATTTTGGGCGTGCTTTTTTATTTTTGGGAATTAATTCAGTGGAAGAAGACACGGCTTATATCCGGGTTGTCGAGGGTTCGATTCCTTCATTCCCAATTTCCAGCTATGGAGTAAATAGCAACTCATTCGTGCCGGACTGACCGGAGTAACAACTTGGAAAGAAAGAGGTAGAAACATGGTAAACGTAGCAAACGAATTAAAGAAACTCGGAATTGAAGTTTCAGACGAACAGAAAGAATCTCTTAAAAAGAGTATGGGTGAAGAGCTGTATTCCAAAGAAGAAATGGAAGACAAAGTTAAAAAAGCTTCATCAGAAGCCGAACAGTGGAAAACCCGTGCAGAATCAGCAGAGAAAATGCTTGAAGGGTTGGATGGAAAAAGTCCTGAAGACATTTTAAAAGAGCGTGATGACTGGAAGAGACAGGCAGAGGATTCCAAAAAAGATTACGAAGCCAAAATCGCAGAGCATGAGAAGAATGAACTTTTGAAAGAAGCATTTGCGGAAATCGAGTTTACTTCTGAATCTGCAAAGAAAGCCATTATGGAAGAAATTTCCAAAGGCGTAAGCGTGAGAAATGGAAAGCTGATAGGGTTCAGTGATCTTATTGAGGAAGCTAAAAAGACAGATGCAAATGCATTTGTAAATAAGCAGAATCAGCAGACTCCACATGCGTATTTCACAAAACCGAATGAAAACAATTCTGGTGGTGATAAGCCTACAACAAGAGAGAGCATTTTATCTATCAAAGATAGATCAGAACGTCAGAAAGCAATTGCCGAAAACATTTCTTTATTCCAACAGTAAAGGAGTTTTATATGAACAAAAACAGATTAACGATGAACACAAATTTGCAGTTCTTTGCAGCAAATGCAGGACTGATTACAACAGGAGACATTGAGGTAAAGGCAAGGGAACTTGATTTTGTTACATCTTTTGAAAGAAACTGGGAAGCTTTAAGAGAAATTCTCGGAATTTCAAGAGCAATTAGAAAACATCCCGGAACTATTCTTAAAAGCAAATATGCAGAAGGAACGTTAGCGAGCGGAACTGTAGCAGAAGGCGATATGATTCCAAGAACACATTATGCGGTAAAAGAGAAACCTTATTCAGAGATTACTCTTGAAAAATATGCAAAAGAAGTCTCCATCGAAGCTATCAATGATCACGGATATGAAGTAGCTTGTGAAATGACAGACGAAGAGTTTCAGACAGACCTGCAGGATGGAATTACAACAAAATTCTACAACTATCTGAAAACTGGTACACTTACAAACACTGCAAAAACATTTCAGATGGCTGTAGCTAAAGCTATTGGATCTGTCAAGAATAAGTTCAAGTCAATGCACAGAACTGCTACAGGAGTTGCAGTGTTTGTAAATATCATGGATTTCTATGACTATCTTGGAGATTCAAACATTACTTTGCAGACAGCCTTTGGGCTTACCTATATCAAGGGGTTCCTCGGAGCAGACATTATGTTCCTTTGTTCTGACAACGAAATCCCAGCAGGAAAAGTTCTGGCAACAGCTGTAAACAACATCGTTGCTTATTATGTAGATCCATCTGACGGAGATTTTGAGAAAGCTGGTCTTTCTTACACTGTCAGCGGAGAAACAAATCTTATCGGATTTAAGGTAAAAGGCGATTACGATAACGCAACCAGCGTAACTTATGCATTGTTAGGATTTGTACTTTTTGCAGAGTACATTGACGCAGTAGCCAACGTTTCAATCACACCGGGGGAATAGATCCCACTACACAGGCGGTAAATGCTAGTGGGAAACTCACGGAAGAATACTTAAACTCTCTTACAGTTGCAGAAATTAAGGCACTGGCAGAAAGTAAAGGGTATTCACTGACCGCAACAAAGAAAGCTGATATTATCAGCGAAATCTTATCACAGCAATAAGGAGTGTGGAGCAATGTCATATGTAGATTTTGAATATTATCAAACGAAATATGGTGGAAGTTTGTTTGAAAACGAAAAAGACTTTGCTCCATATGAAAGAAAAGCAGAAAGAAGAATCAATACGATCACATCAAACAGGATTTTGTTTTATTCTCAGCCAGAATCAGAAGATGCATGGTGGGATAATATCAAAGATTGTACCTGCGAAATAGCTGAATTGCTAAAGAATGTATCTGAGTACTCCGCGGCAGTTAATAACTTTGGTGTTATTGCAAATGCGGACGGAACTGTAAAAGGGAAAATGATTAAGAGCATGACTTCTGGAAGTGAATCAGTATCTTATGATGCCGGAGCATCTTCTTCGACATTGGTAGAGATTGCAAAATCAGAAATGGCACTTAATAGTAAGTGCTACGATATTGCATCAAATTACCTAACCGGAATGGTTGATTCAAGGCATGAAAACCTTTTGTACATGGGAGTTTAGCTTATGGGAATCGGATATAAAGATGCCGTGGTTTTATATAACAGGCATTACAACGACACTTTAGAAACTGAATATTATTTCGGTACTCTATTTGAAAATGTAAGAATCGAGCTTACACAGGCAGAGAACATAAACAAATCTGGAATGAAAGATGCAGATAGTTTTCTTGTAAAAATCCCGAATGATGGCACATTGAATTATGCTAATCCGCCAGACTGGGAGAACATGAGCGAAGAAGAAAAGATAAAGCATTTCACTTTAAGAAGTAATGATTTTGACTTCGTAGTGATTGCAAAAAAAGATGAACTTCTCATTGATAGGGAATTGCCGGTTGGATTAATTAATTCAGACGATTATCCGGGTAAATTCTTCCAGTACATGGTAAATGAAAAAGGGAATTGCTACAAAGTGAATACTATCGGTGTTTACAGCCTTATACCAAGGTTTGAGATTGGAGGTAAATGATTTGGATGAAAAGCCAAAAATAATGCTTGTATCAGATGCAGAAACGGCGCAAAGAGCTATCCTTGATATGATAAATAGTTATCCAGATTTTCCGCCCGGTTTCAAACCATCAAATTCAACAATCTTATGGAACAGCATAAAAGATACTCAGTCTATTGGAGTTTTTCCGGCGCAGGATCCTGTTTATTTGAAAAAATATGTCAGCGGTTCTTATGTCGGACAAATGACGTTCCAGATCGTATACAAAAGCAATCCAACAACAAACAAGGATAATATTGCAGCAAGCAATCTGCTTGAAAATATTGCAAAGTTCCTTGAAAGTGGAGAATTTACATTAAAAGATAAAAATTTTGTTGTAGAACAAATCAACCGCACATCGGATGTATTTTGCGGTACAGCAGATGGGAAAACAACAGAATTAGCAATTAATATGCAGCTTAAATATTTTTATAAAAAATAGGAGGAATACTCATGGCAAAAGACAGAACTAACATGGTCTCACTTTTGGATATTGGAAGCCTTATGGGTGGAAAAAGTGAAAAGCTTGCTGAAATGGGTGATGGTTTCACAGAGCTTTCTGAAGACTGGGGACCTAACACAGAAAGCACACAGTACGTAAACATGAAAAATGCAAGCAACTCTGTAAAAGGGTATGCATTTTCAATGTCTCCAGAAAGAGAACATTTGTCAGATGAAATGCAGACAGTGTTTAATGATGTTTTTAAAAAGCTTCCAACAGGAGATCAGTGCGAGACATATTATTATCGCTTCTTTAAAGCTGATATTACAAGCGGATCCGGCGATTGTATCCGTGTCCCAGTAACTGTATGTGCATCAAGCACTGGTGGAGCAGGCGGTGATATTTTAAAGTCTACAGTCCAGATTAATGGAAATGGAGATGTAGAACTTGGAACAATCACTATTGCTGGTGATGGATCGTTCACATGGGCACCTAAAGTAAGTGCTTTGGCTTTGGATGAAGATTACCCAATTGCATAGGTGTTAATTAAAAATTAGCATATGTGGGATGCCTACCTTTCCTTGGTGTCCCACATTAGGAAAGGATGTTAAAAATGGAAGAAATTAAATTAAGCAGTGGCATAAAAAAAATTGCAATAAAAGACGAAGACGGAGATCTTATTACAGTTATAACAGTAGATACAGCGAATGCAGACACAGCTAAGAAGTTTGCAGGTGTAATTGATAAATTAAATAATATATCTCAAAACTGTGAAAAAGAAGCCGCCGAATGGAGAAATAACCACAAAGACGATATGAATGTGGATGATATGAATGTGGATGCAGCATTAGAACTGAACAGCATTCGTGTAAAATATCTTAAGCAGATTACGGAAAGTATAGATGGGTTGTTTGGCGAAGATGCCATGAAACAGATTTACGGAGATATTGTCCCGGATGAACTTGCAATCGTGGAGTTTGTAGAGCAGGTTATCCCTGTTATGAATAAGCTTTTCAATAAACGTTTTGAACAGGTGCAGAACAGATACAATGTAAGAAGACGTGGGGCAAAATAATGAACAATGTCATGCTGGACAATTTGCCTACTGAATGGAACGGATACAAAGTAAATACCGATTTCCGCATAGGTATGCAGATTTATATTTTGCAATATGACAAAGAAATGAATGATTACGAGAAAACAACTTCTATTCTTTATCTTATGTTCTCTGATGAATACGGAGAACTTAGAGACCATCCACAGTACCATGAGTTAAATGAATGTATTTCCTGGTATTTAAACGGATGGTATCACGACAATACCGGCAGTAGTAAAAATACAAAGCGTTTTATTGACTATGATGTAGATCAATGGAGAATATACGCAGATTTCTTGCAGATATACGGAATTGATTTGTCCGTAGCAGATATGCACTGGTGGAAATTTAATGGCTTGATCTGGAATATGCCAAGAAGATTATCTTCTCTCATGGAAGTAATTGAGATTCGACAGAAGAAGATTGAAAAGAACATGAGTTCCAAGGAAAAAGATGCAATCAGAAACGCACAGAATAAATATGCTTTGGAACAGCCAGAAAAAGAGTATACCAGCGAAGAAAAAGAAAAGATAGACGATTATGATCGCATGATGGAAGAAATAAGAAAGCAGAAAGAAACAGAACAGGAAGCATTGAAACAGTTTAAGAAATGAGGGTTTTAGCATGGCTGAATATGATGGCGAAATCAGAATAAAAACGTTGATTGAAAATGGAGAAGCATCAAGTAAGCTCATGCAGATGGAATCACAGTTTCAGAAGCTTGCAAGAGAAGCTGATAAGTTATCCAAGACACTGAAAGAGCTGGCAAGTCAGAAGATTCCAACAGAGGAATATAAGGCTGTGCAGATGCAGATAGAAAAAGATACTGCTTCTCTTGATAAACTTCTTGCCAGAATGGATAAATTCTTAGAAACAGGTGGAAGCAGTAAAAGCACAACCTTTAAAAGAATGCAATACGAAGTTGAGGAATTAACAAACTCAATTAAATATGCAAAAGGCGAGCTTGCCGCAATGGAATCTTCCGGAACTGCTTTTATAGATCCTACAACTACAGAAGAATATAGCAAAGTATCTGAAAAGCTTCTTGATGTACAGAGCAAACAAGAGGTTCTTAATCAGAAGATGAGAGAAACAGTTTCCAATGAGAAATCTATTGGTTCTGGAGCGAAAAACATTGAAAAAGTAGGAAAAGCAGCAAAAAAATCTTCTGGCTTAATATCTGACATGACAAAACGAATAAAGCAGACAGTAGTTAGTTTTGCAATATTTGGTGCGGTCATGAAAGTATCTCAGACCATATCCAAGGCATTTACAGAAGGTATACAGAACATGGCGAAGTATTCTTCTGAATTTAATGGAAAAATGTCTGAAATGGCAAGTGCTACGGCTACATTGAAAAATTCTATCGGAGCATTGACAGCACCTATCATATCTGCATTGACACCAGCAATCGTAACCTTATGCACATGGATTACAAATGCCATTAATGCCATGAACAGATTTATTGCGGTTATTAGCGGAAAAAGCACTTGGACAAAAGCAAAGAAGCAGCAGGTAGACTATGCGGCATCTCTTGATAAAACATCCGGTTCTGCCAAAAAAGCAGCTGGAGCATTGGCGGCTTTTGATGACTTGAATGTATTACAGAAAAATGATTCTGGAAGCGGTAGCGGTGGATCTGGTAGTGGCGGATCTGATTTATATGAAGAAGTCCCTACTGGAAAAGAATTATCAGATAAAATCCAGCCATTTATAGATTATTTAAAAAAATTAAAAGTTTCTATAAAAAATGGATGGGATGAAACCTGGAGCAATTTAGATGTTTCTTTACAATTTGATAATATTAAATCCAGTATAGAAAGCATAAAGAATTCATTTTTAAATATTTTTTCAGATAGTGAAGTTTCTGCATCTGTTGACAATTTTGCTATGACTTTTTCAAGGTCACTTGGAAGCATTTCGGCATCTGTAGTAAGCATAGGTGCTACCATAGCAGAAAATCTTCTTGGTGGGATATCTATTTATCTTGAAAGTAATTCTGAAAATATAAAAAATTATATTATCGACATGTTTGATATAGCATCTGATATTTCAGTGTTGGCATCACAGGGGGCAGATGCATTCGCAAATGTATTTTCTGTATTTGGGGATGAAAACGGACAGCAGATCACAGCAAACCTGATTCAGATTTTTTCGGATGCATTCATGATGGTTACGGAGAATGCGGCAAAATTTGGAAAAGATATTATCGATTGCATCGTGACACCTTTTGTAGAAAATCAGGATGCTTTAAAAGATGCTTTGGATGGACTTCTTGGTGTGATTGCGGATTTGACAACGACTATATCAGACGGTGTACAGCATGTGACCGATAAAATCACAGAATTGTACGATGAACATATTCATCCGTTTATCGAAAATGTAAAAAATGGAATGTCAGAACTGATAGAAAAATTCTTAGAATTCTGGAACACTTACATTCAGCCTATTTTAGAAAATCTGGCTTTAATGTTCGAAGATACCTATGAAAATCATTTGAAACCTGTGTTCGATAATATTATTGAAATATTAGGCATTGTGATAGACATACTCAACGATTTATGGACCAATATTTTACAGCCGATTATTGCATGGATTATAGAAAATATATTGCCTATAATTTTGCCGATTATAGAAAATCTGAATCAGAATATAAAAAATAGTGTTGATTTTATTTTAGATTTAATAAATTTTTTGTTATCTGGTATAAAACTCGTCTTTTCGGCTCTGCAAATATTATTTACGAAAGACACAGACAAAGCATTACGCCAGACAGAAAAATCGGTAAAAGATTTTGTGAACAGTGTTATCCAGATGTTTGAAAATATGGTAAACCGTGTTATTAATGGTATCAATTCATTAATTTCTGGCTTTAACAGCATTGGATTTGATTTACCTGATTTTTTGGGTGGCGGATCATGGCATCCAAGTATTCCGACAATTCCTACTGTAAATCTGCCTCGTCTTGCCAACGGTGGCGTAACAACCGGAATGACACTCGCGGAAATCGGAGAAGCCGGAAAAGAAGCTGTCCTGCCGCTTGAAAATAACACTGGCTGGATGGACGACCTCGCATCAAAGCTTGCAAGCAAAATGCCGGACTATAGCGGTGCTAAGACAGTAGTACTTTCGGTGGATGGTAAAGAGTTCGCAAGAATCAATCTGCCGTATTTACAGGATGAAGAAATAAGACTTGGGATAGCGGAGGGATAAGATGGTACATAAGTATACACAAGGACTTATCATTGATGGAATTACATATAATATCCCTATGGTGTCTATTCAAAGGACTTTGGATTTCTTGGAAAAGTATGCAGAAAGAACAGAGGACGGAGATATTCATATTGAGAGTATAGGAATCTATAAGAACTATACAATTTCAATTGGCACAATAGACGATCCGGTACTTTATGATAAACTGATGGATCATATAACAGATTGTGAAAACAGATTCCATCATGTATCTTTACCGGATGCAAGCAAGCAGTTTGATTTCTATGGGTATTTTTCATCAATTAAAGATGAAGTAGAAAAGGTATTTGACAACGGAGCGAAATATAAAGGCTTGTCTTGGAAAATGACGAGTAAAAAACCATTTAAGACACCGTAAGGGGGCATTTATGAGAACATATTGCAGGGCAGAAATGAAATTTATAGATGTTACCGCACTTGCGGATGCTTCGGTCACGACAGATGATAATCAGGGCATAGGTTCAGTTGGACTATTTGCAGATCAGACAAAGCAGTCCGATTATGGAACTTTTGAACTGAACCAATTTATACTTGATGGAAGTAAAAGTGTGCTGCCAGAAAATCCAAACGATATTGCATTCTGGAGCGAGGCATTATCAAAGGATGGCTGCACGTTTGAAACGAATCCCAAAATCACGATCACATTTAAGGAGCAGCATACATCCGCAGCGATCACACTTTATTTTGAAGATGAACCACCAGCAGAGCTGAAAATCACATGGTATACAATCGCCGGTACAAAATTAATCACAGAGACCTTTTACCCGAACAGCCTTATTTATGTTTGCAATACACAGGTACAGAATTACGGAAAAATTGAGATTGAATTTGTAAGAACAAGCTTTCCGCAGAGATATATTAAGATTCAGTATATTTTATATGGAAAATATATTGTGTGGGATAAAGACATGATCCAGACAGCCAAGGTGCAGGAGGACATTGATGTGACATCTGCATCCTTGTCTATCAACGAAGCGGATATTTCAATTGTTGATATGAATAATGATTTTGATGCAGAAAACGAAAACGGAGCATGGAATAGTGTGCAGAAAACACAGGAAGTCACTTTGTCAGAGTTTAATAACGGAAACATGATTCCTATGGGAGCATTCTTCATCGACGATTTTTCTTTTTCAAAGAATATTGCAAAATTTAAGCTAGTTGATGTAGTTGGGTTATTAGATAAGTATACATTTTATGAAGGACAGGTATATAACAATGTCCGTGCAGGAGTGATACTGAATGCAATATTTGCAACAGCAGGAATAAAAAAATATGTAATTGATGAAGAAGTAGGTAACACACTTTTAAGTGGCTATTTAGCCATCCAGACGTGCCGTAAGGCATTGCAACAGGTATGCTTTGCGTGTGGTGCGGTTGCGGATGACAGCCGGAGCGATACCATCAAGGTTTATAAGCCAGACAGATATGTGAAATCCACTGTCGGGACGGATCGCAAATTTAATGGAAATACGAAAGTATCTCTTGAAAAATATATCTCTGGTGTGAATATTGAGATGAAAAACTATGCATTGGAAGAAAAAAACTCAGACATTTATAAGAAAACATTGCCGGCCGGAGATACCAAGATCACATTTTCAAGTCCATATCTTCCATCGTCCATCACGGCAAGTGTCGGCACGCTGAAAGAAGTAAAAACAAATTATCTCATCATTAACATGCCGGATGCCGGACAGTGCCATATTACAGGTATTAAATATGCAAACACTGCTTTTTCTTATGAGAAACGTGTGGATAAAATCGAATCCGGGGAGACAGAAAATATAAAGAAATACAGCGGATGTACTATTTATAATTCTGATTTACTGCCGGATATCGCAGATTATCTTTTGAGTTACCACGCTTTAAGAAAAAAGGTAGGAATGAAGTACCTAGTTGACTTAGAGCGGGTAGGAAATTGGGCGAATATAAATTCCATCGGTGGAAAGACATCTACTACATTGATTGAGAGTCAGACGCTTGATTTGACCGGTGGATTTATCGCAACAGCAACGTGCAGGGGGTATTCAGTAGTTGTTACGGAAAATTACTTCGCCGGAGTTGAATTATATACAGGAGGAGATGTGATCATCTAATGGAAATGAGACCAATTATATACAGTGCAAAATTATCCAGTCAGAAAGTCACAACGAAAACCAAAGTTACAATAACGGTTGTGGCAGATGATGTAGAGACATATTACACAGAAACAAAATATACCAGGTCCAGCAATCATGAACTTATAGCTGGACAGGAGATAGGAGTGATTTAATGGCAATTGTAAAAGTAAGGGTACAGGTTGATGGAGTGTGGACGAATCTTACTTTAAGTAATGGAAAATGGGTTGGAACAATTACAGCCCCTGCAACCACATCATACAATCTGGCCAACAAGTATTATCCGATTAAAATCGAGATTACCAATGATGCAGGAACTGTAGTTACGAAAGATTCTACAGATGCCACCTTGGGAGAAGCATTGAGACTGGTTGTAAAAGAAACGATGAAGCCTAAAATTACACTGGTATCTCCATCAAAAGGCGCACATGTGACAAACAATAAGCAGCCTATCACATTTAAAGTCGTGGATGAAGCCGGTGGATCAGGAGTTAAGCTGTCATCTGTAAAAATTAAAGTAGACAGCACTACATACACAACTTCAAGCACAGGAATGGTAAGCAAAGGGATTACAAATGGTTATCAGTTTACATTTACGCCACAGACGGCACTTAATGATGGAAACCACACTATCACGATCAATGCGTCAGATAATGACGGCAATGCGGCAACGGTGGTTTCTTCATCATTCACGATTGATACTGTGCCGCCAACACTTACGATTTCATCACCTACGGCTGGATTTATCACAAATAAAGCAGCACTGAACGTGACAGGAAAGACCAATGATGCAACATCAAGTCCGATCACACTGACAATGACTTTAAATGGCACAAGTCTTGGAACAGTAACAGTAGGATCAGACGGAAGTTTTACAAAGGCTGTGACACTTGCAGAGGGAACAAACAGCATTGTGGTGACTGCAAAGGACGGAGCCGGTCAGACGACAAGCATCACACTGAGCGTCAAGCTTGATACCACAGTGCCAGAATTAAAGGGAATCACACTTTCGCCAAATCCGGTAAGTACGAGTGCAAGTGTAGCTATCACGGTTGAGGTAAGCTGATGGCATCCGGAACGATCAGCTTTGAACTGTCAACAGACATCACTTATGTTGCCGGAACTGTAAATGGTGTTGAGACAGTTTTTATCCAGGATGAAGCATATCCGGTGAAGTGGCGTGCAACGGTAGATGTGGCAGAGGATAGCTTATACCATATATATCTTGAAATGTATGATGAGGCAGGAAATAAGAGTACCTACGAGAATACGATTGAGTATATTCTTCCGTGGTTTGTGTATGATCGTACACAGGCGGATGTAGACCGTGTACAGGAACTTCGGAATATAGGCTGGGAGAATATGACAGACGATGAAAAAACAGAGTGGATTAACGGCATGAAAGGGGCTTTTAATCTGTCTGATGTCAAGCGGAATGAAAACAACTGCTATGTCATTGCACAATTACTGAACATTTCTCTGGTCACTTGTAAGGATAATCTCCCAACATATCCGAATAAAACATATTTTGACAGTCTTTTAAAGAACGTCACAGCACTGAGGAATGCCGGTTATCGGTATGTAGAGACACCGGAAGTTCCACAGCAGCCGATTAACACGTACCAGAAAATCAATGATATTGAGAAAATATTACATGACATTTATGAAGTTTATAATTCAAACTTTGTCCATTACGCAGGTGAAGAAATCTATGCAGGACAGAGCATTGGATTACTTTTATAAGAAAGAGAGGATTTTATCATGGCATTTAGTTTAAAAACATGGGTGAATCGTATTTCCGAGTACCCAAACAGAAGAAAATTAACACATGAGGACGGCAGCACGGAACTTGTGACCGTAGCGAGAGCAGAGGGACAGATCTCAGCAGAGGGAAATGCATTTTCTGCGGAAGAGATGAATGATCTGGAGAACAGGATTAAGGGTGGGTTTGATGAGGTTAACCAGAGTTTAGGTTTGTTAAACGAAGGAATCCAGGCTGTTAGTAAAAAACAGAACTTTTGTAAAGGCAGTGACCGATTACTGACTGATGTCTTGATTATAGACTTTACAAATCCAACAGGAGAATCTAATAGTTATGGAGTGATTGCCACAGAAGACGCATCTAAATTATTAAATTCCCCCGTTACCGATGGTGCATTTTACGCATATAGAGAAGTTTTGACGATTAAGAGTGTTCCAAAAGACTACAAAGTAATCGTAAGGTTGACTGAGGCATACCCTTCGCCGGGAAGGACATGGATTAAAGCTTATAATCCAAATATTTCTGACTGGAGTGATTGGAAGGTAATTTAGTTATCCTTTGTGTCTTTTAAATGAATTGTATAGTTCTGCATACAGATAAATAATTGTAAGTTAAACTCTGGTTATGCGAAGTAAAATGGAACAAAAAAATTATTCTGAAATATTATAATTGAATTATACAAAAGAAAGGAAGATGATCCAATGGAGATGTTAAAAGAAACGTACACGATTGCTTTGCCTATCGTTCTGACAGCATTTATGGGATACATAGTGTGGCTTTTGAAAAACCAGAAGTCAGACAGAGATGCGAATAGCAGAGGAACGATGCTTTTGCTTCGAGTACAACTGATCGAGTACCATGATAAATACATGGCTCTCAAAGAAATTCCATCCTATGCCTACCAGAATTTTATGGAAATGTACAATGCCTATCATGCGTTGGGCGGAAATGGAATGGTCACAAAGATGAAAAACGAGATTGAAGAGCTTCATCTGAAGCAGAAAGAGAGGATTTAAACATGACAGATTTAGGATTTTTGACAGAATTTATGGTGCCTGTGATCGTAGGCATTTGCCTTTGTATAGGCTATGTCGTGAAAAAATGGATTAAGGATGTGGATAATAAATACATCCCTACCATTTGTGCGGTATTAGGTGTGCTTTTAGCCATTTGGATCAACGGATGGACAATCACAGCATCTATCTTATTAAGTGGCTTATTCAGCGGTTTAGCAAGCACAGGACTGCACCAGTTATTTAAGCAGTATATTGAAAAGAAGGAGGAATAAAAGAATGGTTATTAACGTACATGCCGGACACAACCCGGACGGAAAAGTAGCGTGCGGAGCTATCGGAATCATCCGGGAATCAACAGAAGCAAGAAATGTTAAAAATGAGGTTATCAGACAGTTAAAAGGTCTTGGGCATACCGTGTATGACTGTACGGTTGACAATGGCACAAGTGCAAATAACGTGCTTTGTAACATCGTAGGAAAATGCAATGCTCATGTGGCTGATCTTGATGTATCTATCCACTTTAATGCAGGTGCTAAAGATATGAACGGAAACGAAAAGACAACCGGAACAGAGGTTTATATTTACAGCGATAACAGCAAATCAAAAAACTATGCGCAGAGCGTAGCTATGGAGATTGCAAAGCTTGGATTTAAAAATCGTGGTGTAAAAACGAATAAGAAACTGTATGTACTCCGGAAAACAAAAGCACCGGCAATGCTGATTGAATGTTGCTTTGTGGATGATAAGGACGATGTAGCATTGTATGATTATAAGAGCATGGCAAGTGCGATTGTTTACGGAATTACAGGACAGCAGTACATTGAACCATCCAATAACACATCTGATGACGATGCTGCAACTTCTGGATCAGAGACAAGCGTAGGTGATAAAGATTCTATTTATCGTGTACAGGTCGGAGCGTATCGCAACAAAGCAAATGCTATTTCCTTGCAGGAAAAATTGAAAGCAGCAGGATTTGACTCTGCGATTGTAAAAGCGTAAAATAAATGGCGGTTAGAATTTCTAATCGCCATTTTTAATATACTTGTACTAATTAATGTTAACCACTAGGAAATAGTTATTTAGTACAAGTCCTAGATATAAAATATAAAGCCAGTAATT